CATCTTGTATCGGTAAGCCCGGACTAGGAAGATCTCTGGCTTGCGCCTTCGTCTAATATCAGATTAGATTAGAGCATCTATACGCTTCCTTATTATCTTTATGCTATGACGTCGAGCATAGCTACCTGCGCGAAACTCGGGCGACCACCCTGTGGTCACCTTGCGAAAGTATTCGTTGTAAACAACGGGTAATGTTCCCTTGATCTGATGCTTATCGTTAGTTATGCGATAAACAACACCCTTTAAAACGGGTCTCTTGATTTCGTTTCTTTGGAGATTTTTGTTCCAAAAAGTCTCTGCCTTTTCAGGTGGACGACCAGGAAATCGGGAGTTGTAAAAAGACAGATATGGACTATCTTTGTAACCATATGGGATCATTATCTTGGCCTTTACGGCGTTCGAAATACTTTTAGCAGCATTGTAGTAGCCTCTCTCCCAAAGGAGGTTTGAAGTTTCCGTTAATGATACTATTTCGTCAGGATCTCTAACATCTCTCCTACGCATTTTTACGTAAGTGACCTCATGACCGTCGTAGAAATCTTTGCCGCAGCTCTCTCGAAAGAGACCAGTTGTGCAGGATTTTTCCTCGTTAATCTTGAGACCCAGTTCTGAGAATATCTTCAGCATAGGTTCATAATAAGACCTACGCACGATAATATCGTCACCGTATACGTAAATAATGGGTTTACTATCGCCAAGGACACATGCCAGGCCGTAAATTAGCGAGTAGAAGACTAACGCCTCAACAGGGAAGCATAAAGCACTTCCCATTGAAGCATACTTCTTCAACGTAACTAACGTTCCAGACGGCAAGCGAGATACAGGCGTACGTAATGCTAGCAGTGCTCGTAGAATCTCTGTCTTTTCAAAAAGCTTTGAAACTAAAAGCACTGAAACACTGTCGCTCGCATCCTTCATATCAAGAGTCACTAAATCACTACCGGGCAATGATGCTTTGTAGGCCAAATTTTGATTAATTGTTTGGTCTGTAAAGTTGATCTTACCTTTCGTGAGCTTGTGGTTTTCGATATAAGGGTATAATTCTTTACGTAGGCCCTGCTGTATAAATTGATACTCGGATGGTTCACACGCTATTGTGCGTGGTCCACGAGAATCTTTTGGTACAAACAGGACTTTATTTATCCCGCTATCAGCGCGCTCAAGAGCGAAATAATCTCGAGAGCAGTTAGCCAAATGCGG